TTATCTTTCTTTCTGTTTTGGGACTTGGTATTTCAATCGGAAAGCATGGTGAACCCAAAGGCGAATACAATGCTTGGGTCGAAGTGATTAGTTTTATTATTACATGGTGGCTTTTGTATGAAGCCGGATTGTTTGATAAATATCTGAATAATTGATTTTTTTTGACTTCAAAGTGTATTACTATAAAACAATAACAACATGAAAGGTGTAGTTTTATATCAGCCCAAAGGAAAGGCCGGGGAATATGCGGCATGGGCGGCAAATCTGTTTGTTGGATGTTCCAACATGTGTGAATATTGCTATTGCAAGAAAGGCATCCTTGCAAAAGCGATGGGGCAAGACACGCCCCAATTGAAAGCCGGGTTGAAAGACGTGGAAGATGCCATCAACACATTCAAGCATGAATTGATTGGCAATCTTGATGCAGTCCGTGACAATGGCGGCGTGTTCTTTTCGTTTTCGACCGACCCTTGTTTGCCGGAAACGTGGGGTGCAACGTATGAATGTGCCAAGTTCGCCATGTCCCTTGATGTCCCGGTGTCTATCTTGACGAAATGCACGGCGTGGGCATACACCAAAGAAGCGCACGACCTTTGTCATGGAAAGGGTCGCCAACTTCTTGCGGTCGGATTCACCTTGACCGGGCATGATGAACTTGAACCTAACGCGGCCAAGAACCAAGAACGCATTGATGCGATGGGACAATTGAAAGTTCGCGGCATCAAGACGTTCGCATCCGTTGAACCAATCGTTGACCTTGAAGCATCATGGAAAATGATTTGGGAAACGCGGGGACGTTGCGACCTTTACAAAATCGGCTTGATGTCCGGGAAAAAACAGAACGTCAACCCGTTCGACCTTGAAAAGTTCGTGTATGAAGTCGTTGGCATGGTCAACAACTATCGCGCCAAGGTCTATTTCAAGGAAAGCATCTTCAAGCACTTGTCATGGTCGAAGTCGGCATTCATTGCGAAATATGACGGGTGTGTCGATTCTGATTACAACATTTTTGAACCTACAAACAGCAAATGACAATGATGAATTACAACGAATATTCAAAGAAAGCCCATCGAATCGCCGTGAATCACGGCTTTTGGGATGCAAGGGTATCAAACGAACATTGCTTGATGCTCACATGTACAGAGATAGCGGAAATCATCGAAGCAGACCGAAAGAACCGCCATGCAAGGATTGGCATGTTTGAACACGCCTTGAAAGATGGTGAATCCTATGAAGCCATATTTGAAGAATACATCAAGGACACCATCGAAGATGAATTTGCCGACACGTTCATTCGCCTTTGCGACCTTGCCGGGGAACTTGAAATCGACTTTGACAAGTTGAACCCGTGCAACTATCACCGGGCGTTCGACCGATTCACCATGACCGAAAACGCCTTTGGTCTAATCAAGGGATTGTCAAAGGGGCAAATCAGCATTTGCAAGCGCATTCAATTTGGCCTTGACTACATCACCAATTGGGCGAAATCGCAGAACATCAACTTTGAATGGCATATCCGGCACAAGATGAAGTACAACGAAAGCCGCCCGGCGAAGCACGGCAAGAAATATTGATGAAAAACGATGCACTTGCATTGCATTTGCAATCCATTTGCAATGCACTTGCATCAAAAACAAAGCGATTTATCATCTATGAATGCGAAATGTGAAGCAATGGTTGATGGTGTATTGACCGAATATCACTACAACGGCAAGGAAAAGACCTTGGCCGTATATGAGAACAAACAGCATGTCCGAACCTTGACGGGTGACGAAGCGGTCAAGACGTGGCATGAAGTAATCGAATAATAATAACCCCTAAAAATCAAACATCATGTTCAAAATTGAAATCATTGGAAACATCGGGCAGGACGCCCGCGTTTATGACACCAACGGAAACAAGTTCGTGTCTTTCACCGTTGCCCATTCGGACAAATGGGTTGACAATCAGAATGTCGAACACAAAGAAACGACATGGTTCAGTTGTACGATGAACGGCGATGGCGGCGGATTGCTGCAACACCTCAAAGCCGGAAAGCAAGTCTTTGTCCGGGGTGACGGCAAGTTGAAGCAATACGAAGATAAAGAACACCGTCTTGTTGCCGGGTGTGACGTTCGTGTCCGCGAAATACAACTTTGCGGCGGAAAGAAAGAAGATGATGACAGACCGTTCTAATTCCTTTGCGTATGTGTGAAAATTACAGAATCCGAAAGATTGTGTTCGATGCGAATGATGCCGGGACAATAGACAACCCGAATCCATATCACGAACCATTGTATGTGACACGTTACTTGGTGCAAGTTCGCGGTTTTCTTTGGTGGCACACGGTCAAGGTGTTCAAGAAGATTCGCCCGGCTGCAAGGTTGCTTCACTTTTTAAGGCACAAGGACAATGATTGAATTTCCAAGGAAAAGGCATCACATTGTCATTGGAATCGACCCGGACAAGGAGAAATCCGGCATCGGCATCCTTGACATTGGAACAAGGAAACTTGAATTGCAAAGTATGTCGTTCCCGGTGTTGCTTGACTATCTGCAAGACATGAAGAAAAGCATGACAGCAGACAACCGAAACTTCATTGTCATTGTCGAAGCCGGATGGATGAACGCCAAATCATGTTTCCACAAGGCACAAGGCAAATCCGCCGAAAAGATTGCAAAGGATGTCGGCGCAAATCACGAAACCGGGCGGAAAATCATTGAAATGTGCGAGCATTACGGCATCGAAGTAATGGCACATGCACCATTGCGCAAGTGTTGGCAAGGAAAAGACGGCAAGATAACACACGAAGAATTGGCATACTTCACCGGGATAACCGGGCGGACAAACCAAGACGAAAGGGATGCCGGACTTCTTGCGTGGAACTATGCAGGAATGCCAATCCGGGCGAAAGTTGGCCGTTGATGTTGAAAAGTCAAGCATAACTTTTGAAGTGAAAGGGGTGTATTATTGTAATACATCCCTTAACTTTGCCCCCAAAATTGCAATTTTTAATTTCGAGATTATGAAACCAATTGATTTTCCGCAATCCACAAAGGTATTGCAAAGACCCGAAACGATGACCGATGCGGAATGCACATCGCTTCATGTTTGGAATGATGGCAAACAATGTATTTCGTGTTGGAAGCCGTCCGCATGGGAGAGAATAAAGATTCTTTTCGGGCAAAATTTATGGCTTGGCGTTTGTTCCGGCAAAACACAACCGCCCGTGTTCATCGCCGCCGAAACCATTTTTGAGAAAGCCCCGGCAAAAGACAGAATCAAGGAGTGGTTCACCGACTTATGGGAAAACCTTGTTGCGATGTTCAAAAGCATCGTTTCAATGTCCCATGAAGCCGACAAACGCAAGCACTTCTTGGCCGGATTCATTATCGCCTTGGTTGTTGGCATCTTCTTTCCCCTTGTCGGTGTCATCGCCGGACTTGTTGCCGCATTCCTCAAAGAATGGTGGGATTCAAAAGGTCATGGAACGGTTGAGTTGTACGACATCATCTTCACAGACCTTGGAACACTTGTCGCCTTTCCGTTGGCATTCATTATTCACAATTTAATTTTCTGACGTATGAAAGAAATCGAAGTAAGATTCAAAGTTTATGTCGGCGAGTTTCCCGACACAAGATTGACAAAGAAGAACATCATCCGCAAGGTCGCAAGGCTTGGTGATAATATCCTTGATGATTTTGACGAAACAATCCATGACATCAAAGTCATTGAAGATGGAGAGGAACAAGACGTTGCAATCCCAAACACAATTTGATTATGGCAAAGTTGATTGAAACGAGTATTGAACAACTTATCCCGGATGACAAGAACTTCAACGAGGGAACGGAATACGGACAACACTTGATTGAAGAATCCTTGCGCAAGTTCGGCGCGGGTCGTTCCATCCTACTTGACAAGAACAACCGCATCATCGGCGGAAACAAGACAACAGAAAATTGTGTCAATGTCGGCATTGATGATGTCATCATCGTTGAGACTGACGGCACAAAGTTGGTCGCCGTGAAGCGAACGGACATTGACCTTGACAGCAAGCAAGGCCGCGAAATGGCACTTGCAGACAACGCAACGTCCGAAGCCAACTTGAAGTTCAACACCGACCTAATCATGCAAGAAGCGCAAAAGTTCGACTTTGACCCGCAAGATTGGGGCGTTGACGTTGACAATGGCGAAGATGACAAGGGTGAAGAAAAGCAGGACGGCAAGAAAGTGATTTCAACCCGGTTGATTGTCGAATGCGGCGATGTGACCAAGTTGTCGTTGCTGTTTTCAGAACTTCAAGACCGGGGTTTCAAATGTGAGTTGAAAGAATAACGATGCAATTGCATTGCACTTGCACGAATTGCACAAGAATAAAAAGCACCAAAAATGGCAAAGTACACAAAAGCAATCGTTGAACGCATTGTCGAGTTTGTAAAGACCGACACGTTCACCATCGAGGAAATATGCGCAAAGGTCGGTATTTCCCGCCGTTTGTGGTATCAATGGCGCGATGACCACCCCGAATTTGTGCAAGCCCTTGAAGATGCAGAGCGTGACCGCATGGAAATGTTTGTTTTGGAAGCCAAAAAATCCTTGTTGAAGAAAATCAAGGGTTATGATGCCAAGGAAACCAAGGTCACGACCATTCCATCCGGCAAGATGGAAGCAGACGGCAAGACACCGATTCCGAAAATCAAGGAACAAGTCACGACAACCAAGCATGTTGCCCCGGACACGGGCGCAATCATCTTTGTGTTGACCAACGGCGACCCCGACCATTGGAAGAACCGCCAAAATGCGGAATTGACGGGTGCAAACGGCGAACCGCTTGTGAAGCCCGCCCGCGTCTTGACCAAGAAAGAAGCAAAGGAGTTTATGAAACAACTTGAAGATGAAGTCTAAATGAATAACCAAGTCCGAGACATCGACCTATTAAAGACGTGGTGTTTGTCAGACACATTGAACTTCACCCGGTATTTCTTCAAATCCCGGTTTCACAGAAAGTTCGTTGTCGGCAAGCACCATCGGATGATTGCGGACGCATTGAACGATGTCTTGGCCGGGAAAACAAAGAAACTTATCATCAACATTGCACCCCGTTACGGAAAGACAGAACAAGCCGTCAAGAACTTCATTGCGAATGGACTTGCCATGAACCCAAAGGCAAAGTTCATTCATCTTTCATATTCCGATGACCTTGCCCGTGACAATTCGCGTGGTGTTCAAGAAATCATGCGCGACCCGGAATTTCAACGTCTGTTTGACGCGAAGCCGACTTCACCGAACACAAAGAAATGGTTCACCAAGCAGGGCGGCGGGTTGTATGCCGTATCATCCGCCGGACAAGTAACGGGATTCGGCGCGGGTCTTGTTGATGAAGTCAAAGATGCCGAATCCGACAAAGAACTTGGCGAAGCCCTTGACGAATTTTTGCCGGAAATAGATTGCACGTCATTCGGCGGCGCAATCATCATTGATGACCCAATCAAGCCGGATGATGCCTTGTCCGCCCTTGTGCGTAACAAGGTGAACAACAAGTTTGAATCGACCATCCGCAACCGTGTAAACAGCCGAAACACGCCGATTGTCATCATCATGCAGCGTTTGCACGAACAAGACCTTTGCGGATTCTTGATGACCAAAGAACCCGGCGAATGGACGGTTCTTTCGTTGCCTTGCATCGAGAAAGACGAAGCCGGGGAACAACACGCCCTTTGGCCTTTCAAGCACACCTTGGAAGAATTGATTGACTTGCGCAAGAAGAACCCGTTCGTGTTTGATACGCAGTACATGCAGAACCCGAAACCATTGCAGGGACTTATGTACGAAATGGGCTTTTCAGAATATGCCATCCGCCCGGCAACGCAAAAGTGCGTTCGCAAGTGTTATGTCGATGTCGCGGACACGGGTTCGGACTACCTTTGTGCCATCATCTATGATGAAACGGAAATTGGAAACTTCATTGTTGATGTGCTTTACACGCAAAAGCCCGTTGAGTTTACGCAACCATACCTTGCAAAGATGCTGACGAAACACCGGGTTTCGCAATGTGTCATCGAAGCGAACAACGGCGGTCGCCTATTCAAGAACGCAGTCGAAAAAGAATGCCGCATCCTTGGCAACAACAAGACAAAGTTCACGGCATTCCATCAAAAGGACAACAAGCAACAACGCATTTTCCAAAATTCGGCGGATGTGCAAAATATCTGTTTCATGCCGCAAGGTTGGAACATCCTATTCCCGGAATTTTACCAAGCCATCACGGGTTACATGAAAGTTGGCAACAATGAACATGATGATGCCCCGGATGCCTTGACGGGTACGGTCGAGAAACGCAAGAAGAACGGGAACACAGACGTTGCCGGGCTTTTCGGGCGATAATCATACATAAAACAAATAAATTCAAGAACAAATGAAGATTCAAGAACTTTTCCCACAGACCGCGAACGGCGAATCCGCCGCAACCGCAAGTGACTACATTCAGAAATTGAAGTCACACCGTTATCTTGATTTGCCGGACGTTGAATCGGCAAACAAATCGTTGAACCCCAAGGAACATGACATCAACGACCCAATCTTGCGCCCGGACAAGAAAGTCAAGATTGATGCGGGCGATGACATGTCAAATGCGGAATCCGCCCGCAATGTGATTGACGTGACCGATGGAGAATCAGAGAACAAAGGCAATTACAGAACCGAAAAAGTTGCCCGCGTTGCCGTTGCCATTCAGAAACTAATCGTCAATCGCGCCGTGTCGTTCTGTTTCGGCAATCCCCCATCCTACAATGCAGCCCCGGAAAACGAGGGTCAAGAACTTGTCTTGAAAGCATTCAACCGCATCATGTCGGATGTGAAGTGCAATTCGTTGAACCGCAAGATTGCCCGTTCCATTTTCAGTTACAAGGATGCCGCCGAATATTGGTTTCCATCGGAACAGAAAGCCAAACACAAGAAATATGGCTTTGAAACGCCTTTCAAGTTGCGTTGCGTTGTCTTTTCACCAAAGAACGGCGATGTTCTTTACCCATACTTTGACGAATCCGGCGACATGGTGGCATTTTCACGCGCATTTGCCCATGTTGACGGCGAAAAGAACCGTTATGACTACTTTGAGACATGGACGGACGAAGAACATTGGCTTTGGTTGAACGGCAAGAACGGGTATGAAGTCGTTGAGGGATTCCCCAAGAAGATTGAAATTGGCAAGATTCCCGTCATCTTTGGCCATCAAGACCATTTTGAGTGTGAAGATATTGACAAGTTGGTTGACCGCCTTGAAAAGTTGCTTTCCAACTTTGCCGACACCAACGATTATCACGCATCGCCAAAGATATTCACAACGGGCGACATCAAGGGATGGGCGAAGAAAGGCGAATCCGGCGCGGTCATCGAGGGCGAAGAGGGTGCAACCATGCAATATGTGTCTTGGCAGCAAGCCCCGGAATCCGTGAAGTTGGAAATCGAGACCCTTTTGAAGATGATATACACCATCACACAGACCCCGGACATTTCGTTCGATGCCGTCAAGGGTCTTGGCGCGATTTCCGGCCTTGCCTTGAAGTTGCTTTTCATGGATGCCCATTTGAAAGTGCAGGACAAGCGGGAAATCTTCGATGAATACCTACAACGCCGCGTGAATGTTGTCAAGGCTTGGATTGGCTACATGAACGGCAAGGTCAAGAACGATGCCGATGAAATTGACATCGAACCCGAAATCATCCCTTACATGCTGACAAGCGAGATTGACGAATTGAACTATTGGATGACGGCCAACGGCAACAAGCCCGTTATTTCGCAAGAAGAATCGGTTGCATCGGTTGGAATCAGCAAAAACCCGGAAATGACCATGCAGAAGTTGAAAGAACAATCAGACCGGGAAAATTCGTTCACCATCGGCGAACCAATCATTGATGATGACGATGATGATGACCCGAACAACCCGGCCAACAAGCAGAAACAGCCCGGAAAAGGCGGAAAGGGTGACGAGGAATGAAAAAGGTTCTTGCAATCATAACAATGGGATTGTTGCTTGCTTCATGTAGGCAACATCCCGTTTCCGGCTATGTCGTTGGCAAACGTCATGTCACGGAACAAGACATCATCCGGGAAAACAACGCTTCACACCCGGCGGCATGGAAGCCCGTACACGAACGATGGGTTGTGTTTGTCGCCGATTCCTTGGGTGTTATACCATGCCATGTGAAGCCGGACACATACAAACGCATCAAAAAGGGCGATTTCGTGACCGTCAAGCAATTTGAATGATGGCAGCAAGGAAAGTATCTACCAAGCAGACAAAAACGCCGTCACGGGCAAAAGAAACGGGTTTGTGCAAAGATTGCATTCATTCCGGCAACAGAATCGAAAAAGACATCAACGGCGAATATTTCATGTGTTGGTGTCCGTTCCACAAATGGGCGCGGTTCTTGCGGCATGACACATGTGAACATTTTGAGTTGAAGAAAGAAGATGATGCCCCGGATTTATTGCATGAAGTGCGCGAATTACCGTGAATATGGCGGTTTGTATTGGGAATGTCTCGCAAAATGGACTTCACCAAGTACAGAACCGACACACCGATGCAGATTTTTTGAACAAAAACAGAAAGCAGATGGCAAAGAGATATAAAACAACAAGGTTTTCCATTGAGGGATTCGACACGGCGCATTATCAGACAACCGAACAATATGCCCGTTTAGTTGATGAATTGTTCAGCCGGGCAACGGTTGAAATCACCAATGCGGCGGCAAAAGGGACGTACAACCCGGATGTTCCTTTCTCATTCGCAGATTATCCGGCATTGAACGGCCTTGTTCAAAAGGTCGGCAACCAACTTGCGGCCAAGGTTCAAGCGGTCATCGAACAAGGGTCACGCAACCAATGGTTGTTTGCTTGCAAGAAGAATGACGGCTTCATCAAGTCCATCTTTGACACATCGAAGTTGCCGAAATCCCAATTGCGCAAGATGCAAGACCGAAACCTTGATGCCCTTTCCACATTCCAAGGCCGCAAGGTTGACGGGATGGACTTGTCGCAACGTGTATGGCGGACGGTTGGCCAATACAAAACACAATTGGAAACCGCCCTTGACGTTGGACTTGGAGAGGGGCGAAGCGCACAACAATTGGCAAGGGATGTCAAGCAGAACTTGAAAGAACCGAACCGCCTTTTCCGGCGTGTCCGGGATAAACGCGGCAATCTGCAACTTTCAAAGGCTGCAAGGGCGTTCCATCCGGGGCAAGGTGTCTATCGTTCAAGCGTGAAGAACGCGCAACGTCTGACAAGAACCGAAATCAATATGGCATACCGTGAAAGCGATTGGCAACGATGGCAAACGCTTGATTTCGTTGTAGGCTTTGAAGTCCGCCGTTCCAACCATGAACCGAAATGCAAGTGTGACTTGTGTGAACGCCTTGTCGGACGTTACCCAAAGACGTTCAAGTTCACCGGGTGGCATCCGCAATGTATGTGTGTTTGTGTTCCTATCTTGATGGATGATGAAACATTCGACAAAAACGAACTTGCGGACTTGAAAACAGCCTTGCACGGCAAGGAATATCAGAAGCAAGCAGCCAAGAACGAGGTCACGGACGTTCCACAAGGCTTCAAGGATTGGGTCGCCGACCATGTTGACGCGCAAGAAAATTGGGCTTCAACGCCTTATTTCATTCGGGACAACTTCATTGATGGCGATTTGTCGAAAGGATTGAAGAAAGAATCCTTGCAGACGAAGCCAATGCAGCAAACGCCAAAGGTTGACCCGGTTCAACAACAAATTGATGCGCTATTGCCACAAATCACGACCATCAAGCAGGATGCGACCGATTGGGGTTTGAACTCATATCCGATTGACGAACCTTTGAACAAGCGGGATGTCCCCGGCATACAACGAGGAATCGCGGAAATGCAAACCCGTATTGCAAAGGTTCAAGGAGAGCGCGACACGTTCATTGCAGATGCCCGCCAAGCCATTACAGATGCCCAAAGGTTGAAGATTGACTTCACGGACGTTGACAACGCCCTTGCAATGGTTACATCCGGCAACGTATGGGACAAGCGAAATTGGGCGATGTATGGCCGGAATTTCCTTTCAAAGTTGAAGTCGTTGAAAGATTCCATCTTGCAGAAGCAAGCGGGCAATTACGAACCCATTACAACGCCAACCATGAAATATGTCGAACCATCGGCCAAACAATCCAAGGTTGACCAATGGCACGAATTTTGCGATGCTGTTGAAAGGACATTCCCGGAAACGCATTCAATGGTTCGTTGGGTTCGTGCGTATCGTCAAAACGGAATGCAAAGTGAATGGTCGGCGCAATCATACCTAAAAGCCGGAAAGAAGTACAATTCGCCGGAAGATAGGGCGGTTTATGCGACCGTGAACAAACTTGAAGAACTGAAAGCGTTGAAGCAAGCAGACCTTGACAAAATCCCGGTCGCTTGGCGCAAGGCATACAACGATGCAATCAAGAAAATCAACGCTTATGATACGAAAGAGGGTGTTTTGTCCGTTTATAATGAAATCGAACACGCCTATAATATCTATAAGTTGGCGACAAGCAAAGAAGCGATTGCGTTTGGACTTGATAAGTTGTCCGACAAGATGCCCGTGCAGATATTCGCCATTGCAAAGAAGATTCCGAACTACACGGACAAGATGGCGACAAAGGAGTTTTGGGATTCCTTGGAACGCTTCATTCCGTTGTTGACAAAGGGTTCGGGCGCGTTCCATTCGCCCGCATACCATCATGTTTGCATTTCGATGACAGACAAAGACAATGTTCGGCGAATGACCGATTCGGATTGGTTCAAATCCGGCCTTGTTCATCACGAATTTGGTCACGCACAAGACCATTCGATGAAATGGCGTTCGGACAAGGATTTCTTGGATGTTTACGCATCATTCAAGGCAGAAATGGCCAAGAATGACATCACAACAAAGTTGGCGGAATACATCAAGAACAAGGGCGGTGTGTGGAAGTTGACGCAAGACGAAAAGGAAAAATTGGGCGCGTTGTCCGATTGTCTGCAAGCGGCAACACCCGGACACAAGTACATATCACCGGGCGGACATTCGGCGGGATATTTCGCAAGTACAGACAAGCAGATGGCGGAATTTATCGCCCACATGTCCGAAAACTATTGGTCGGAGAACGATTTGTTCAAGTTGCTTGCCCCGGAAACATATAAA